TTTACAAAGTCATCATTGATGGCTCTAACAAGCAAGCTGTTGAAGAGATGCGCAAGCGTCACAACGTTGCATTAGAGGCTGCAGACAAACGCGGTAAAGCCGATTTCATTGAGTTAATGAATGCTGAGTTCCTACAGGGCAATATCAAAATCCATGGTGTAAAATGTGCAGGCTTGATAACTGAGTATGAAAAGCTAGTGTGGATGACAGTCAATGGTAAGATCAAGCAACCACGTAAGGAACATTCTACGCTTCCTAACCATAAGTGCGACGCCGCTTTATATGCATGGCGATTTACTTATCCATTTCTATCTAAAGCACCGCCAGAACAAGTCAACCCACGTGATAGAGGCCAATGGTTGAAACATACTGAGAAATTAATGGAAGAAAACTTACAGAAGCAAGTAGATCAGCAGGCCAATGATGAGCATACTCAAGATGTGTTTGCATTGATGGATTCAGATCCATTCAATGAGAATCCTTTACAGTACTATCTCAACAAGAAGCGAGGTAAGTAATGGGTTTATTTGGTGATTCGCCTCAAGAGAAGTATCAGAAGTATTTGAATTGGTTTGCCGATAATGTAAAAGATCCAAACAATTGGTCTTGGATGCGTGCAGATCGCGATTGTCAGAACTGGCAGACTAAGAATGGTGATGGAAAACCTATCGACCCAGGTACGCCTATCCCTTATTCAATGGGTGAAGCTTTGTTCATGATGGGCGATCCCAAGAAGATGGCTAAAGCACTAAGTAAGAAGATAGAGTCAAACCACAAGAAATATACCGAGATGTCCAAATACATCAATGGCGATCCCGACCAAGGTGAAATCAATCCTGAGTACCAAGAAAATATGAAAGTACTCAAAGCAACTCAGGAAGAGATTAAACGTTCTTACGGTACATCAACTGAGCTTAGCAATAAGCAGATAAAGAAGATGGTAGATAAGAATAAAGAGCTAGAACAACAGAAGAAAGAAGGCATGTGGGTTCCGCTATCTCAATGGGAAGCTTTTAAGCATTTCATTAGCGGCAATAAGGTAGAGAGCCAAGAGACACAGATTCCTGACTGGCGCGATTATCACAATGCTAAGGAGAAGAAATGACATTAAAGCTTATTAAAGACTTTATTCTAGATGACGTAAATATTGGTCAACGACTAATGATCACTTCAGTCAATCGACAAACACAAGAAATAACAGTTGACTCGTATGACATATACAGTTGTAACCATTGCGGAAAACAGCAAAACCAACAATTATGTAATGATTGTGCAAAACGACTCACTATGAAATCGGTGAAGAAATGAACTACTGCATTAAATGTGGCTTTCCTCACACTGGCGTAAATCACAAATGTAACCAGATGCCAGAGTTAGAAGAACAAGAACTAACTGATGTGGATAAAGTAGTTGCGGCTATCGATCAACTCAGGATTGAAATGACTAAATGCTATCACCAGTTAACAGAGATATTGGAACAGTCAGCGAGCAAATCTGACGATAAAGAAGTTAAGTATGAACCAAAATGGGTGTTTGATAAACCCCCAAAGAAAAGGCTTCTATGAAAACACTTGAAGAAATTACACAAATTTTAGCCAATGTAAGAGCTATGCAGCTTGAGAAGGTTGAGATTGATGGCGTCACCTATTACACGAAACAAACTACCATTGAAGCTAAGTCACAACCGATTCCAGAAGAAATCAAACCAGAAGACATAATGGCGCCTATGTCAGTATTCGATGAGCCAGACGAAGATGAAATCCTATATTGGTCTACTCCGTACTATGACGAAATAATGGCTAAGAAACAAGCAATGAAAGAAGCTAAGGAATCAGGAACGAATGAAATTCCAAATACTTAAGACTAACGCGACAGTTGCAGTCTCCAAAGATACGACTGATCGATTGATCCTACCTAAGAAAGTTATCGAGATGCGCTGGATTCATGGCCAAGACTGGGTTCAGTTTGTAGCTGAGCCTAATACTAGCTGGAAAGATTTATGTCGCAGAGCACGTATCGCAAAAAAAGAATTTAAGAAATATTTACAAACACGAGGAACAAATGGCTAAGATAGACTCAAAACATATGACGAAGACTGCTTACGATGCTAGTGGCAAAATAATCAGTCAAGAAGAAGGCAAACAAGAAAGCACCGAAGAAGGAAAGTTCTATTGGTGGAAAGCAGACAATAGTGACATGGCTAAACAGATCCAATCCACTGTTAAGTTCATTCAAACACATTCACCAACAAGGATTGAACAACTTACAGCGTCTACGAGGCTTTATGGAAACAGTTCAGCGTTTAATTTCATTGGTCCAGCACTATCACGATCAGCTTCTGCTTCGGCTAATGCTCAGTCCAACCGCATCAGCTATAATTTATGTGCTTCAGTTGTTGACACTCTAACCAGTAAGGTAGCAAAGAATAAGATAATTCCTTCGTTCATTACTTCTGGCGGCGTTTGGGGCATGCAGCGCAAAGCTGAACAACTGTCTAAATTCACTGATGGTATGTTCTATGATCAAGATGTTCACTCAAAAGGTGTATATGCATTCAGAGATGCAGGCGTTTGGGGAACTGGCGTACTACATATCTTTGAAGAAGAAGATCAGATCAAAGTAGAACGAGCTATGCCACATGAGTTCTTCGTGGACCAAGTGGAAAGTATTGTCACACAAAAGCCACAACAGTTGCATCGTGTAAGGATTGCAGACCGCGATAAGATGATAGCATTTGTTGAAACGTTTGAAGATGGCGAAGACAAAGATAAAGCCTTAGATGCTGTCAAGAATTCAGTCGTATCAGCTTATATTGATCTTGGTGGCGTAGGTACTGCGGCAGATCTAATAACCGTAATTGAGTCATGGCATTTAAAGTCTGGTAAAGATGCTGAAGATGGCGTACACGCGATTACAGTCGGTGATACAGTCATTATGAAAGAAGATTACAAAAAAGACTATTTTCCTTTTGCATTCTGTCATTACACAAAAAAGCTCATGGGCTTTTGGGGTCAAGGCGCCTGTGAAAGATTACAAAACCTTCAGATGGAAATCAATCGTCTGATGGTACTTATCCAGCGTTCTATGTGGATGGGTGGATCGTTCAAGGTCCTAATCGAGAATGGTTCACGAGTTGTGTCACAACACGTCAATAACGACGTTGGCGCATTGATCTTTTACACAGGAACTCCACCACAATACATTACGCCACCAATGATTCAGCAAGACATCTATCCGTACGTAGACAGCTTGATAGCTAAAGGATTCCAACAAGAAGGCGTCTCTCAACTCAGTGCGGCAAGTCTTAAGCCACAAGGCGTTGATTCTGGTGCAGCTTTAAGAACATTTGACCAAATCGCCGATGATCGATTCCTATTCCTTGGTCAAGAGATGGAGAAGTTCTTTCTTGAAGTAGCTAAGCAAATGATTGATGTTGCTAAAGATATTTATGCTCGTCGTAAGACATTTAAGGTAATATTCCCTACTACAAACTTTGTGGAAACTATTGACTGGGCTGATATTAAGCTTAAAGAATCTGAATATGTATTGCGTGCTTACCCAACTTCGTCACTCCCAGATGAACCAGCGGGCCGATTAGCTACTGTTCAGGAATGGATGCAGGCTGGACTTTGCTCTCCTAGGGCTGGCCGTCGCTTAATGGCAATGCCAGATGTTGAAATGGCAGACAAATTAGCCAATGCTGCAGAGGATTTACTACACAAAGTATTCGATGAGATGCTTGATGATGGCAAATATCGTAGTCCAGAACCACAATGGGACCTTGCTTTGGCGGGTCAATTGTATCTTTCGTACTATAACTATGCAGAATTATGGAATGCGCCTGACGAAACTATGTCACTGTTGCGTCGTTTCAAAGCTCAAATAGATGATTTAACTGGTGTTTCTGCACCTCCGCCACCACAAATGCCTACTCAACCAATGGCAAATGCTGCTCCAACACCAGTAAGTCCGATGGTTCAAAACACTAACAATGCGCCTATAGCGCAATAAGGATAATTTTATGTCTAGAGATACCGCAATGGCTGCTTTGCAAGCCACTATTCCAAGCAATGCCAATGTAAATCCATTGACAGCGCCTGTTGTGACAAGTACTCCAGCTGGCCAAGTAAATCCAAATCCGGCTAATCCTACGGCACCATCTGCAGCAGTTGCCGGTGCTGAGCTTGATTCGACACGCTTTAATCATTTGGCTAAGAAAGAAGCTGAGATTCTAAAGCAACGTGAGGCTTTCAAGAAAGAACAGACTGAGTTTGCTACTGAGCGTCAGAAGCTTCAAGAAGAAAAAGCTCGTATCGACCAATATAACGCGCTCAAGGCTAAAGATCCTGTAGCTGCTTTAAAACACTTAGGTTTTTCTGAAGCTGACCTAATGAACTTTATGGCCGCTCAAGAAGA